AATCCATTGTTCTATGACGCCACGGTGATCGCTGCTGTCAACGCTGCCACGGCGCTGCTCAACTCCGGGTTCCTCAAGATCTACTCGGGCAGCCAGCCGGCGCTCGACGGCTCCGTGACCGGCACCCTGCTGGCCACGCTCACCTTCGGCGCCACGGCGTTCGCCACCGCCTCGGCCTCGGCCGGCACCGTGACCGCCACCGCCAACTCCATCGGCAGCGCCACCGCCGCGGCCACGAACACCGCCGGTTACTTCGTGCTGGTCAAGTCCGACAACTCCACCGTCGGCGCCAGCGGCTCCGTCGGCACCTCGGGCGCCGACCTGAACATGAACTCCACGTCCATCAGTTCGGGCGCGACCGTGTCGTGCTCGGCCTTCACCATCACCGAACCGCAGACCTAGCCGTGGGCGTCGCGTGGTCCTGGCCGTACAAGCCGCCACCGTGCCAGCACGGCGAAGTTCTGAACGAACTCAAGGCCATCCGGGCGGTGCTCGCCCGGATAGAGACAAGGGAGATCAAGATCATGTCCGACCAGGCACAGCTTGACGCCGACGCGCAGACCATCGAAGTGGACGTGACCGAGATCAACACCGGGCTCGGCCAGGTGCAGACCGCGCTGGCGGCGCTTGAGCAGGCCAACCCCGGCCTGGACTTCACCGCCGTGAACACCGCGCTGTCCGACCTCGGCAACTCGGCCGCTGCCGTCGCTGCTGCCGGATCCTCGGCACCGCAGCCGCCCGCTTCGAGCTAGCTAGGGCAGGCAGCACCGGACCCCGGAGGGAGGGAATGTGACCGGCGGCGGCTGGTGGGCACTCGATTCAGTCCTCAAGGAAGCGGCTGCGTACGAGACCTATTACCGCTCGCAGCCGCCGGTCGCCTGCCCGAGGGACGGGCAGCCGCTGACGAACGGGCCACCGCAGGCATCGGCGGTTCTGTTCTGCCGGTTCTGCGGCTGGGAGTACCCGCAGGACTACGACGCGGACACGATGTCCGGCATCTGACAACCGAATAGCTCAGCAAGCCAATCCCACGGCCGCAGTTCCGGCCGACGCCAGGAAAGCAAGGGACAGGAATGGCGGTTTACCTGCCCGCATACTGTTCGCGCGAGGACGTAAAAAGCGCGAGCGACATGTTGCAGACAGCGGACTACAACGCGCATATCGACAGCGCGATCCAGTCCGCTACTGACGACGTGAACCGCCTCTGCCACCGCCGGTTCTACAACGTGGACACCACGGCTTACTGGGACTGGCCCAACTACCAGTACGCGCTGCCGTGGCGGATCTGGTTCGATGAGCGGGAACTGGCCGACACCACCGTCAACGTTCCCGTGGTCACGTCCGGGGGCGTCGTCATCCCGGCTAACCAGATTTTCTGGGGGCCGTGGAACTACAGCCCGCCGTTCACCTTCATCGAACTGGACCGCTCCACCGCGGCCGGGTTCGGCGTCGGCGACACCCCGCAGCGGGACGTGGCCATTACCGGCACCTTCGGGTTCTGGATCAAGTCACGGCCGGCCGGGGCGCTGGCAGTCCTCGCGGGATCCGGCGACGCCACCGTGACCGTTACCGACGGCTCCGTGACCGGCGTCGGCGACACCATCACCATCGACTCCGAGCGGCTGCTTGTCAGCGATAAGGCGTATGCCGACACCGGCCAGGCGCAGATAGGCGCCGGGTGTACCACGGACAGCGCGGGCGACAACATCCTGCTAGTGGGCACCGGGGCGGACATCCACGCCGGGGAACTGCTGCAACTCGACGCCGAAGTGATGCTGGCCACCAGCGTGACCGGCAACAACGTGGCCGTGATCCGGTCCTACGACGGCACCAGACTCGCCACCCACACCGCAGCCGAGGTTTACGCCGCCCGGCTGCTGACCGTGCTGCGCGGCGAGTTCGGCACCACCGCAGCCAGCCACGCCGTCAACGCCACCGCCACGGCGCTGCTGGTCCCGCCGGCCGTGCGTGAACTGGCCATCGCCTACAGCCAGGTGTACGTGGCGCAGAAGTCCAGCGCATACGCCAGGGCACTCGCCGAGGGCACGTCAGCAGTGCCCGGCCAGGGCCTGCCGTCGATAGAGGACAGGGTTCGCACCGCCTACGGGCGCAAAGCACGTCAGCGGGTGGTCTAGATGGCCCGCGTGAAGTGCTCCGGGCCGATCTTCGACGGCACGGCTGAGAGGGCCTGTAACAGGGGCGTGGACGCCATCCGGGCGAAGCTAGCGGAGGAAGGCGCGCGGCTGGCAGCGGCCACCCTGGCGGCGTCCATACGGCGTGAGCGCACCGGGCACGCCGTCCGCTCCGTGACCACCACGGGCAAGTCCCGGATCTACCAGACCGGCAAGTACTCGATGCCGATCGTCGTGGACCGGGACGAGACGGTGGTCACGATGGACCTGGCCACTTACGGGCCCTGGCTCGAAGGCACCGGCAGCCGGAACCTCACCACCCGGTTCAAGGGCTACGGCAGTTTCCGCCGGGCCGGCCAGGTGCTCGACGGCATGGCCGAGGGCATCGCAGAGGACACGTTCGGGCCGTACGTCCGGGAGATGCAATGACCTGGACGTACGCGGGCGAGTGGACCGGGGACATCCTCTATCAGTCGAAGGGCACCGTCTCGAACGTGCCCGTGGCCATCACGAAGCCGGACACCACGGCGGCGACGCTCTACACCGACGCCAGCAAGGGCACCGCGCTCGGCTCCAACTCGGTGAACACCGACGCCTATGGCAACCTGGCATTCTTCGCCGACCCCGGCACCTACACCTGCACCGTGCCGACGGGCGGCTCATTCCCGGCCGTGGTCGCGATCTCACCGCTTGAGTTCGTGGCGGACATTGGCGACGGCGGCGGCGTTACCTCGGTCAACACGCAGACCGGCGTAGTGGTCCTCACCGCTGCCGAGGTAGGCGCCGACGCCTCGGGGGCCGCCAGCACGGCTCAGTCCAACGCTGAGACGTTCGCCACCGCTGCCGTGACCGCAGCCGTGGCCACCGAGACAAGCCGCGCGGAAGCAGCCGAGGCCACGCTGACGACCTCGGCCAGCACCAACGCCACCGCCATCGGCGCGGAGACATCCAGGGCGGAAACAGCCGAGGGGCTGAAAGCACCGCTGGCCAGTCCGACGTTCACCGGCACCCCGGCCGCGCCGACGGCGGTGGCGCTCACCAGCACCACGCAGCTGGCGACTACCGCCTACACGGACAACGCCGTCGGCGTGGAGGCATCGCGCGCGCAGACGGCCGAGGCGCTGGCGCTGCCCAAGGCCGGCGGCACCATGTCCGGCGTGATCGCGATGGGCGCGCATAAGATCACGGGCGGCGCGGCTGCGACTGCGGGCACGGATATCCCGATCTACAGCCAGACCGCGGCAGGCGGCACGATCGTCTCCGGGCAATACCTGTGCACGCCTACTTCTTATGCACCTGGCACCCTGACGTCGCTGTCCACCTCGTCGGCGACGCTCGCCGCCGTGTCCAGCGCCAGCGTGAACACCGGCAGCTTCGCCGCGCCGCCGTCCGGCAGCGTAACGGTCAGCGTCACCTGCACCGCCGTGCCGCCCGCGAACGTGATCTACGCGTTCGCGCTCGCCGCGCACGGCACCGTCACCCCCGTCGTCGGCAACGTGATCACCGGGGAGGTAAGCTCGGCGAACGCCCGTAACCCGCTGCAGATGCAGTTCCTCGTCACCGGCCTCACCCCGGCCACGTCTTACAACTTCGACCTGCTGTTCGCCACCGCGTCGTCCACGATGACCGTCCCCGCAATCGGGCAGACCTCCGTGACGCCCACCGCGACCGTCGGCGCCCCCGTGCTCATGTCCGTCCAGGCGGTCTAGTGCCTGCCTGCCGCCGCGCCTCTGCCTGCAAGTTCGCGTACACCACCGACGACACCCGCGTGCCGCCGTCCGCCGGCGTGCTGTCCGTGGCATCAGTGACCGGCTACCCGACCACGGGCGCGCTGGCGGTCGCGGCGTCCGGCTCGACGCTCGCGCGGGTCACCTATACCGGCGTCAGCGGCAGCACCTTCACCGGCTGCGCTTACGTGTCCGGCTCGGCCACCGGGACCGTGGCCACCGGCAACGCGGTCACGAACGCGGCGCTGCCGGCGTCCATCACCCCGTCTGGCAACAGCCTGTCTGGTGCTTACGGGATCTGGGCGGGTGGTAGCTGATGCCAGTCATCCCCGACCCGCCATACGTCAACCCCGGGTTCAACCAGGCCGCCGTGGGCGCGCTGACGGACAACCTCGTCAGCATCGCCATGCGGCTCAACGTGTTCCGCTCGGTGAACACCCATGAGCCGAAGGCAGCACCCGGGACCGGGCTGCGGCTGGCCATCTGGGCGCAGTCAATCGAGCCGATCGGCCTGGCCTCGGGCCTGGCCAGCACGTCCGGTTACGTCGTGTTCAGCGCGCGGGCGTACGGCAACATGCTCGCCAAGCCAGAGGACGAGATAGACCCGCGCATGGTCACCGCGATGACGACGCTGATGGGCGCCTACTCCGCAGACTTCACCCTCGGCGGCACCGTGCGGAACATTGACCTGCTCGGCGAGTACGGCCAGAAGCTGACCGCGCAGGCCGGTTACATCACGATCGACTCGCACATGTACCGGATTTTCACGCTGACGATTCCGTGCATCGTCAGCGACATGTGGCAGCAGGTGAGCTAGCCCATGAACGGCACCCTCAAAGACCTGTTCGGCCCGGGGACGTGGGGCACGGGCGGGAACCTCGTGGCCTGGATCCTCTGCGGGCTGCTCGCCGGCCTCTGGCTGCGGGCGAAGCTCCGGGCACAGGCAGCGCTGGCGCGACTCCACCACCAGCAGGCCACAGATCAGCGGCAGGAACACCACGACGCCGCGATGGCGCAGGCGCAGGAACACCACGACGCAACGCAGCAGCACATCACCGTGACATCAGGGAAGGCAGCGAGATGACCGCAGGGAAGATGAGCGGGCTTGGTGACAATTTCTACATCGGCGGCTATGACCTGTCCGGCGACGTGTCCGCGCTGACGCAGATCAGCGGCGGGCCGGCCGCGCTCGACGTGACCGGCATCAAGCAGTCGGCTAACAGCCGCATCGGCGGGCTGCGCGACGGCGACATGCAGTTCACCACGTTTTTCGAGCACGCCGCCACCGGGCAGGGCACCGAGCACAACGCGCTGTCAGGGCTGCCGCGCTCGGACACGATCGCCAGCTACTTCCGCGGCACGACCCTGCTGAACCCGTGCGCGTCGTGCAACGGCTTGCAACTCAACTACGACCCGACCCGCGACGCCGCCGGCAACCTGACGATGGCCGTGGAAGTGCAGGCCGACAGCTTCGGGCTTGAGTGGGGCGTCCAGCTAACCGCAGGGCTGCGGGCGGACACCACGGCCACCACGGGCGCGTTCGTGGATGACAACGGCGCCGCTTCGTCGTTCGGGGCGCAGGCGTACGTGCAGCTGATCGCCTTCACCGGAACCAGCGTGACCGTCGATATCAACCATGCGACGACCAGCGGCGGCACTTACACCACCCTGATGAGCACCACGGCCATGACGGCGATCGGCGCGCAGCGGCTGTCCGTGTCGAACGCCACGACCGTGGACCGCTATCTCGAAGTGACCACCGCCGGGACATTCACGGTGGCCACGTTCGCCGTCCACTGGACCCGTAACGCGCTCGCCGGGCAGGTGTTCTAGATGTCCCGCATCGTGCCCGTGCTCGGACCCGAGCATTACAAGTCCTACAGCTGGCAGCAGCCGCTAGTGACTCACTGGCGGGCGGTCACGTGCGAGGAAGCGCGGTGCGGCGCGTGGCGTGACGGGTGGGTCACGGTGGTGGACACGGCCACCGAACTCGGCCAGCGGCAGGCGGCTTTCATCCGGGCCGACCGCAGCCGCCAGCACCGCGAGGAACCATCAGGGACCTCGCTTGTCAGCTTCACGTTCCCGCCCGGCCAGCAGTTTTTCGCCGGATCGCCGAAGCACGAGCACCGCAAGCCGAAGGGTTACCCCCCGGTCCTGCTGGTGACCGGCGGGGACTGGCGGGGGAACCCGCGCAACATTCCCGTGACCGTCCACCGGACGGCCGAGGACTGGGTGGACGACTTCGCCACCCATCAGGAAATGCTCGCCAGAGCACAACGATAGGAGATTCAGTGACGACCGTTCGGCCCGTAGTTCTCCCGGCGCTTAGCCCATCCACGGGCATACGCCTCGGGAGAGTTCGGCGTGGTCCGGTCCTCCTGGTTGGCCCGTTGCTCGGGCTTGGTAGCCCACCGGCAGTTTCCGGGCTCATAGTTCCCCTTGCCGTCCGGGTAGCGGTCAAGCGAGTAATCCAAGCTCGGACGTGGCCCCATGTCCCCAAGGAAGCTCTCGAAGTCGTGCCAGCGCTCGCAGACAATGATGCCCTTCCTGCCGTACTGGGGGAAAGAGGCATTGCGGCGGTCGTAACAGCGGCCGAGCATTGCGTGCCACGACGTGTAAGTGATCGTCCGGGACTGCCCGTGCCGGTAGCTGCTGGCCTGCTCACCCGTGTAGGACGCCAGCGCGGCTTTCGCTTCGTCCGTGTGGTGCTTGCCCTGCATCGGGTGATTCACGCGGCTGTTGTGCCCGGAGATGTAGAGACCCGACCGGCCGGGGCGTACCTCACCGGAGGTCATACCACCGCATCCGCAGGCGCATGGCCTGGGGTCCGTCTTCTTGTATCCCATGTAATCCATTGTATTGGGTTTGGCGGCACGCTGTCGGCCCACGTTGAAAGGATGTGAGTCCAATTTCCGGGAAACTCTCAGGTCTGGGCGGCGCGGTGTCGGTTGCCGACGCCAGCAGTTCGGCGCAGCTCATCACCGACGACGTGACCAACTGGACCCTCTCGACCCCGCGCGCGGTGCAGGACGTGACCGGCGTCGGCAAGTCCGCTAACGAGCGGATCCTGCTGCTGGCCGACATCTCCGTGACCCTCAACGGCACGTTCGATGACGCCAGCAACATGAGCCACGCCGTGTTCTCCACCGTGACCTCCACTTCGGTCGCGCGGGCCGTGATCCTCACCCCCACCACCGACTCGGCGCACCTGCCGTTCAACTCGCTGTTCACCGACTACCAGCTGACCCGCGCGGCCACCGGGGAACTCACCTGGCAGGTGCCGGGCGTGCTGTCCGACGGCACCGTGCCGACGTGGGCCTGATCCGGTGACCGGCAGCAAGCGGTTCCGCCGGGAACGGACGCTCTACCAGCTGCACTTCGAGGAACCAGAACTCGACGGCTTCGAGTGCGTCATGTCCGGGGTGTCACTCGATGCGTTTATCGGCGTGTCGGCGCTGGCCGCCAAGCTCGAAACACCCGAGGGGCGCACCCAGGAGAACATCGAGGCGCAGTTCACGACGCTGGCGGGCTCAATGGTGTCGTGGAATCTCGATAACGACGACGGGCAGCCGGTCCCGTGCGATTACGAGGGCCTGCGGGTGCAGGACTTCGACTTCGTCATGAAGATCATGCAGGGCTGGATGCAGGCACTGTCATCGGTCCCAAAAGCCTCGGAGAACGACTCACCCTCTGGCGAGATTTCCCCGGAGCGGTCTCTCGGATTGGCCGCCGTATCGACAAGCCGGGCGAGCTAGCCGAGGCCGAGGTGATCCTGGCCATCTGCGAGCGGTTCCACTGCTTGCCAAGCCAGGCGCGCAAGGAAGATGCCGGCATTCTGCGGCTGCTGAAAATCGAGTCACTAGGTAAGCGGAGGGAGGACCAGCCGGCGTGACGAACCTCGTGCATATCACGGTCAAGGCGGACGGTCCTTCCTCCGATGCCTGGACGAAGATCAAGCTCGAAGCGGCGAAGGCCGGGCTGCAAGCCGCCGATGCGTTCAACACGGCGTTCAAGCTCAAGGCCGGCGCCACCGTGGGCGGCAAGTCCACCGTCAGCCAGTCGGCCGGCGGCATGGGCCTGGCGGGCGACGACAAGCAGCTGCTGAACAAGCTCAAGTCCTACGCCAACACGCCCGGCGGGATCGGCATCCTGGGGACCGGCTCCGACACGTCCCTGATTAGCGCTCTCAAGCGGCAGATCATGTCCGGCAAGCTAGGCGTGCTGCCGGGCTCTGGCGGCGGCGTGGCGGGCTCTGGGGGCGGTTCTGGGGGCACTCCGAGCTCGGGGCCGACGACCAACCAGGCCAACGTGACCACCACGGACATGATCCGTCAGGTACTGGCCGGGCAGGCGGCCAGCAACGTCACGACCACGGACACCATTAAGCAGATCCTGTCCGGGAACTCGCCCGGCAACGTGAGCACCGCCGACTACATCAAGCAGGTACTCACCGGAAAGACCCCCGGCAACATCTCGACCGAGGACGTGATCCACCCGAAGGTGGACGACTCGGATATCAAGTCGCTCGGCGAGAAGGACGGCAAGACGTACGGCTCCGGGTTCGCCAGTTCCCTGAAAAACGCGCTGTCCGGGCTGCTGAGTGGTCACGGCGGCGGCAAGGGCGGCTCCGGTATCGGCAAGCTGATCACGGGCGGCGGGGGCGGCGACGACGAGGGGATCGGCAAGGCGCTCAACGTGGGCGGGGCCGTGGGCGGGGCGCTGCCCGGCGTGGCGGGCCTGTCCGGCATGCAGGCCACGATCACCGGGCTGGCCGGGGCGTTCGCTGCCCTGCTGCCCGCCATCGTCTCCGTGGGCGCCGGCCTGGCCACCATCGGCGGCGGCTTCATGATCCTTGAGTCCTCGGACAAGAAGTTCGCCGCGGATATGAAGTCCACGATGGGCAGCCTGGAGAGCATATTCAAGGCCGCCGCGATGCCGCTGGCCAAGCCGCTGGAGCAGGCCGCCACCCAGATCGTCGGCTACTTCAAGCAGATCGGGCCTCAGCTAAAGACCCTGTTCGGTGACTCCGCGCAGCTGATCCAGCCGCTAGTGAAGGGCTTCGAGGCGCTGATGTCCGGGGCCGGGCCTGGCTTCCTGGCCATGATCAAGGCCGCCGGGCCGGTGTTCAAGTCCATGTCCGGGGCCTTCGGTGACCTCGGCAAGTCACTCGGCGAGATGTTCCATGACTTCGCGTCGGACGGCGCTGGCAGCGCGACCATGCTCAAGGGGCTGCTCGGCATCGTGAACTCGCTGCTGCCGTTCATCGGCCAGCTAGGCAAGATCATGGTCTCGGCGCTGGCGCCGGCGTTCAAGGCGTTCAGCGGCGCGCTGGCCTCGGTGCTGCCCGCGCTCACCCCGCTGCTCAAGATCATCGGCAGCCTTGCGGGTGCCGTGATGGGTGACCTCGGGTCCGTGCTCGGCGCCGTGGGCAAGCTGCTGCAGGGCCTGGCGCCTAGCTTCACGACCCTGGCGAAGGTGGCCAGCAACCTGTTCAGCACCCTGGAGAACACGGGCATATTCGCGATCCTCGGTGACTCGCTGGAAAGCCTGGCCAAGCCAATCTCGAACCTGGTCAACGTGCTGGTGCAGGCGCTGGCGCCGTCCCTGCCGCAGATCATCACCCTGATATCTCAGGTGTCGGCCGTGATCGCGACCCTGATAGCGGCCGGGCTGTCCGTGCTCATCAACGCCCTGGCCAGCGTGGTCAAGTTCCTGTCACCGATCCTGCCGCTGCTGCTGGATGCCATCGTGGCGTGGAAGGCGCTCACGATCGCGGTAACGGCGTTCAACCTCGTGATGGACATAGACCCGTTCGTGGCCATCGCGTCGGCCATGGTGCTGCTGGTCGCGCTGGTGATCAAGTACCACACTCAGATTCTCAGCTTCATCGAGGCCACCTGGGACAAGATCCTGGCTTTCCTGAAACAGTGGTGGCCGCTGCTGCTCGGCATCGTCACGGGCGGGCTCGGGCTCATCATCGGCGCCGTGATCAAGTACCACGATCAGATATTCAGCGCGATCAAGGACGCCTGGAACAAGATCCTGTCTTTCTTCAAGTCCATCTGGAACAGCATCACGTCCTACTTCGGCGGCGCGCTGTCGTCCCTGGAATCGAAGTTCTCCAGCGGGTGGGACTCGATCACGTCCGGGGTCAAGTCGGCCTGGAACGGCATTGCCAGCACCATCCAGGGGATCTGGTCCACCACCGCCAACTGGGTGACCGGGCACATATCCAGCTTCGTCGGCGCCGTCAAGGGCAGCTGGGCCACCATGCAGTCCGACGCATCGTCGGCGTGGAACACGCTGAAAGGGATCTTCGAGGCGCCGGTCAACTTCCTGATCGGCACGGTCTACGACAACGGCATCAAGAAACTCTGGAACGACGTGATGGGCGCCGTCGGGCTGGGCAGCCTGGACCTGCCGCAGGTGTCCACGCTGGCCGAGGGCGGCCGGCTGCCCGGGTTCGGCGGCGGGGATAAGAACCTGGCGCTGCTCGAAGACGGCGAGACGGTCGTTGACAAGCACCGCTCCCGCCAGTACGCCGGGGCGTTCGCGGCGATGGGCGTGCCCGGCTACGCAAACGGCGGCATCGTCGGCGACGCGGGCGCCGTGGCGAAGATGGTTCTGGCCGCTGGCACGGGGAATGAGACGGCGTTCAGCAATGCGTTCTCGTCCATCCTGCCGGGCGGTGGCGGCGGCAGCAGCGGGCACCTGGCGGCGGCCATAGCGGCGTACCCGGTCCACCTGGTCACGGACATCGTCAAGGGCCTCTGGTCCAAGGTCAACGGCGCGGGCGGCGCAGGCGGCGGCGGCGGGGCGCCGGGCACCTACTCGTCCGCGAACCTGCTGAACGTCGGCAAGTACATGAAGTCGCACGGGTACTCGCGCGCTGCCGCGGCCGGTATCGCCAGCTGTGTCGCGGGTGAGTCCGGCGGCAACCCCGAGGCCATGCAGGGCGGGCCGTCCGGCGGCGGCGGGCTGATCCAGTGGACGCCGATCTCCGCATATCCGGGCCTGGTCACCAACAACCCTCTCAAGGACTTCAACAACCAGCTGCCGGCGATCCTGCGGTACAACAACGCGCAGGGCGCGGGCAACATCGCGGCGCTGAACCGCATCTCGGCGCCCATATCTGCCGCTGACTTTTACTCGCAGGTGTTCGAGCGTCCGCAGGTCCGTGACTCCGATGTCAGGCCGTCGGTTGCCACCAGCATTTACCAGCAGCTAGACCACGGCGGCTGGCTGCCGACCGGAACGTCCATCGTGCATAACGGCACGGGGCGCCCGGAGCGGGTGCCCGATCCGGGCATGGCCGGCGGCGGCTCGATGAACGTGACGCTGTCCGTCGGCGGCGGCTCGGCATCCGACCAGATCCTCATCTCGCTGCTCAAGGAAGCCATCCGCACCCGTGGCGGAAAAGTGCAGGCCGTGCTCGGCACGGGGCCAGCATGATCAACAATGGAGGTAAGTAATGTCATGGACCACCGGCACCCAGGCCGAGGCGCTGTCAGCTAACAGTGCGGTCGGGTCCTCGTTCGCATCGTTCACTTCGGCGCAGTACATCGGCCCGGACCCGACCGCGTCGGCGTACCTGCCGGCGAACTTTTTCCTGCCGGCGTACGGCAAGAGCAAGAGCATCCTGGTCAAGGCGTTCGGCGTGCTCGGCACCACCAGCACCCCGAACCTGACGCTGGGGATCACGGGCAACACCACCCAGGGCACCTACAACTCGTCCGCGATCTTCGCCACCACGGGCGCCACGGCGGCGCCGGCGTCCGGCTCGAACATGCCGTGGGAACTGGACCTGCTCATCTCGTGCGCCACGGCGGGATCCTCGGGCACGTTCCTGGCCGACGGGAACCTCAAGATTTACCCGACCGTGTCCACGCTGATCAACATGCGGTGCTCGTCCAGCACCGCCAACCCGAACACCGCCGTGACCATCTCGACGGAGTCGGCGTACTACCTGGAACTGTTCGCCACGTTCAGTTCTAGCTCGTCCAGCAACAACATCCAGTGCTACAACATCACGGTTCTCGGCATCAACTAGCCGCCCGCAGGAGGTACTTACCGGGGGGTTAGCCCGTGGCCAATACCGCTACCTTCGTCTGGACGAAGACGACGGCCGGCACCGTTACGTGGGTGTGCCCGCCGGGGGTCACGTCTGCCCTAGTTGAGTGCTGGGGCTCGGGTGGCGGCGGTGCGGGTTCATTCACGACTGCCGGCTCGGGCGGCGGCGGCGGCGAGTACGCGGCTGAGCCTGCTCTCTCGGTCACGGCGGGGACCGGCTACACGGTGGTGGTGGGCGCGGCGGGCTCATCCGGCACGACCGGCGGCGGCAATGGCGGGGCGGGGAACAGTTCGACTTTCAATAGCACCGGGGTCGTGGCTCACGGCGGTGGCGGGAGTAGCGGCACAGGCGCGGCGGGCGGCACGGGAAGTTCGAATACCACGCATCACAATGGCGGTGCCGGGGGCACCGCCACGGGCGATGGCGGTGGCGGCGGCGGCGCGTCAGCTGGTCCGTCAGCGGTAGGAAATGCCGGGGCCAGCAACTCAGGAAGTAGTAGTGCTGCTGGCGGCTCGGCGGTCACTGGCGGCGGCCCCGGCGGCACGGGCGGCGCCAGCAACGCCAATGGGCAGGCGCCCGCGTCAGGGCCTGGCGGCGGCGGCGGGGGGGCCGGCAGTGAGGTCGCAGGCGGCGCTGGGTTCGCCGGCCAGGTCCGCATCACGGTCACGATGGCTTCGCCGGCGCTGTTCACGTCGGCTGACACGGCGTGGACGTTCGTGGCGCCAGCGGGGGTTACCACGGTCCTGGCCGAAGCGTGGGGCGGCGGCGGCGGCTCGGGTGGCGTGAGCACGGCAGCATCCAATGCCAGCGGATCGGGCGGTGGTGGCGAGTACGCAGCGGAACCTGCGCTGGCGGTCACGGCGGGCAGCAGCTACGCGCTGACGATCGGCGCTGCCGGGACTGCCGGGACGACTTCCGGGACCAGCGGCGGGGCTGGCGGCAACTCGGCCATTGCCGGCGATGCGGTCACGGTCACGGGGCACGGCGGCGGCGGCGGCGCCGGGACCACCAGCACCACGCCCGGCGTGGGGGGCAGCGCCGGCACCGGATCAGCGAACACGACACATTACAACGGCGGCGCGGGCCTTACGGGCAGCTTCGGCGGCTGCGGCGGTGCGGGCTCGGGCGGCTCGGCGGCGGCCGGTAACTCGGGCGCCACTGGCGCGGTGGGCGGCGCGGGCGGCACGGCGGTCACTGGCGGGGGTCCTGGCGGAAACGGAGGGGGCACTAGCAGCACTGCGGGCGCTGGCTCGGCACCCGTCTCCGGGCCTGGCGGTGGCGGTGGCGCCTCGGGCTCGGGCGGGTCAACAGGGCATCCCGAAGCGGGCGCGGCCGGGTTCGCCGGCCAGGTGCAGATCACGTTCGGCGCTACTAGCCAGCCGGACATGCCGATCATCCAGCCGGGTCCGACGTGGCTGGCGCTGTTCAAGCCGGGCCTGCCGAGGCCGAAGCCGTTCACGCCGGCGGAGATAGCACCCGTCTACACCTCGGGTTCACTCGCCATGGCGCCGATGGCCGAGGGCGCCACCGCGAACCTCGGTGCGAACGACCTGCCCGTGATCGCTCCGGGGCCGGCGTGGGCGCATCATTTCAAGCCGGGCCAGCCGAAGCCACCGCCGTACATTCCCGAGCCGGGGCCGCCCGCTAACCCCAACCGGACATCCACCGGCAGCATGGCGATGGCGCCGATGGGCCTGTCCGGCACCGTGACCGGCGGCGACACCACCACCACCGGCAGCATGGCAATGGCACCGATGGCCGAGTCGGGCACGGCGCTCGCCGGGAACATCGCCACCGGCTCGATGGCAATGGCGCCGATGGCCATGCAGGCCACCGACATCGAGACTTTCACCGCCACGGGCGGGCCGGCGCTGGCCCCGATGGCCATGTCCGGGCAGGTCTACCAGTCGCTGCCATTCCCGCTGGCACCGCTGAACCTGCTAGTGGAACTGCTCATCAACGGCGTGTGGACCGATATCACGGCTGACGTTTACCAGCGGGACAACGTCGTCATCACCAGAGGCCGCCCGAACGAGGCCACCACGGGCACCACGGCGCCAAGCCAGATGACGCTCACCCTGAACAACCGCACCGGGAATTACAGCAGCAGGAACCCGCTGGGGATCTACTACGGCTACCTCGGCCGGAACACGCAGATCCGGGTGTCCGCACCGACCGACCCGCTGATGCAGTTCCTGTCTTACAGGTTCTGGGGCGTCGTCTCGGCGTGGCCGCCATCGTGGGATCCGACCGGCTCCGACGTGTATATCTCGATCACCGCGAACGGGGTGCTGCGGCGGCTCAGCCAGGCCGCGGTGCTCCGGTCGGCGCTATACCGCTACTACTCGACGCTGCCGGACTCCACGGTGCTGCTGGCCTACTGGCCGATGGAGGACGGCTCAACGTCCACGTCGCTGGCTTCGGGCATCGCCGGCGGGTTCCCGATGACGTGGACCGGGCAGCCGAGCCTGGCGAGCGATTCGGGGTTCCTGTCGTCGGGTCCGGTGCCATCCATCGCCAGCGCGATCTTCACCGGCCCGACGGGGGTGTCCGGCGCGCTGCCGGTCGCTAATCAGGCCGTGTTCTCGACGGCTGGCAGCGGCAACTGGGTGTGCCCGCCGGGGATCACCAGCGCTGTTGTCGAGTGCTGGGGCGGCGGGGGCGGCGGGTCGGGTTACAACGGCTCGACGGGCGGCGCCGGGGGCGGCGGGGGTGAGTACGCGAATGACTCCGTGGCGCTGACGCCGGGCACGTCCTACGCCTACACCGTGGGCGCGGGCGGCTCATCGACGGGCGGCAACTCGACGTTCACGGGCAACAGCGGCAAGGTGGTCACGGCGCACGGCGGCGGGTTTGACTCCACGGGGGCCACAGGCGGCGCTGGGGGCACCGGCAGCACCAATGCCGTGGCGTTCGCCGGCGGCGCGGGTGCGGCTGGCTCAGGCGGTCCTGGGGGCGGCGGCGGGTCATCGACCACGAACGAAAGCCAGTCGTTTAAGTCCGCGGGCTCGACGGGGTGGACGGCACCGTCGGACATCTCCAGCAACGTCACTTACTACATCTGGGGCGCGGGCGGCGGCGGCGGGGCGTCGAGCAGCACTAGTCACGGTGGCTATGGCGGCGGCGGCGGCGGGTTCGTCACGGGGTCGGACAGCATCTCCGGGGGCGCCAACAAGACCGTTGTCGTCGGCGCTGGCGGCAGCGGCGCCGTATCTGGCGGTGCTTCATCGACGGCCGGCGGGGACTCGACGTTCAACGGGCACGGCTCGGGCACGGGCGGCGGGAATGGCACGGCTGGCGCGTTCGGCTCGGGCGGCTCGGGCACCCGCAGCGGCGGCGCGGGCGGTGCATCGCCGTCGAACGTCAACGGCGGCGGCGGTGGCGGCGGGGCTGCCCTGGGTGGTGGCGGCGGGACTGGCCGGGACGGCTCAGCGGGCGGCGCTGGCGGGGCCGGGGGTTCGTCTGGCGGCCTGGATGACGGCGGCGGCGTGGGCGGGCAGGGCGGCACGTCGGGCAGCCAGGGCGGCGCTACGGGCGGCGCACCGGGCGGCGGCGGTGGTGGCGGGTACGAGACTGGTCACGGTGGCGGCGGGAACCGCGGGCAGGTCGAGTTGTTCTGGACTGAGACGACCGTCGGGCCGGCGCCGGACGCCGCGATCGGCGGCGGTGGCGGGTCCTCGGGCGGCTCGGCCAGCGCGGGGAACGCGGGCGCGACTGAACTCGGCGGCGCTGCCGTAACCGGCGGCGGGCCTGGCGGCGGGCTGCTGGTGGGTTCCACGTTCCAGCCTTCGCCGACCTCGGGGCCGGGCGGCGGCGGCGGCGGGTACGACTCGAACGGCGGGCCCGCTAACGGCGCGGCCGGGCTGGTGCGGATCACCTATGCGGCCGGCGGCGGCGGCATGGGCATCGCCGCTAACGTGACCCGGTTCCTGCTGAACGTGGACACCGCCGGGGACGCCGACGGCGCGGTCATGGTGCGGACTTACACCACGGGGCCGATCGCCTGGTACGACGTGATCTACAACACGGCCAGCTCGGGCAGCCTCACCTTGACCGGCTACGGGCCGTCCGGCGCTTCCCTGTTCACCACGGGGGAGGTTGCGTTCGGGATTGACGGCGAGTTCGTGCTGGTGTCGGCCGAGCTCCAGTCTGTCAGCGGCAATGTGACGTACAACCTGGCCGCCATGATCTGCGGGGATCCCGAGCCGATCGCCAACAGCGGGCCGGCCACCTACCTCGGCGGCACCCTCGGCGACCCGTTCGACGCGGTGATAGACCCGAACGGGAACGTGGCCGCCAGCAGCATCGGCCACCTTGCCATCCTGGAAACGTACGACGCCATCACGGACCTGGCCGGCCCGGCGGGCGGGTACGCGGGCGAGAACGCCGCAGACAGGTTCACCCGGCTCTGCACCGAGGAAGGGATCAGCAGCAGCATCGTCGGCACGGACACCGACACGGAGATGATGGGACCGCAGACCGTCCAGCAGCTTGTGGCGCTGCTACAGGAATGCGAGGACGCCGACCGGGGCCTCATCTTCGAGGACCGCAACAGCCTCGGGCTGGTCTACCGGACCCGCGCGAGTCTCTACAACCAGTCCCCGGCCGTGACCCTGAACTACATCTCGGCGGACCTCGCGGTGCCGATCCAGCCGACCGAGGACGACCAGCTAACCCGCAACGACGTGACCGCTACCCGGACGAACGGCAGCAGCTATGAGGCGGTGGTCACCAGCGGGCCTCTGTCGGTCGCGGACCCGACCGATACGCCGCCCGGGGTGGGCGTCTACACCTACAGCCAGACAGCGAACGTGCAGTCCGACGGGCAGCTGCCCAACCTGGCCAGCTGGATCGCTTACATCGGCACCGTGGACGAACTCCGGTATCCGGTGCTGTCCCTGGACCTGACCAGGGCTCAGTCCGGCGACTACTTCGACCAGATCGTCGCGGCAGACATCGGCGACTTCGTGACCGTCCAGAACCCGCCGTTCTGGCTGCCGCCCGGCACCATCGACCAGCTGATTTTCGGCACCACGGAGACCCTCAACGCCTTCGTGTTCACGATCGGAGCGAACTGCGTGCCAGAGGACCCGTACGAGGTAGGGCAGGCCGGCATAGACAAGTGCGACACCGACGGCTCGACCATGCATCAGGGCATCGGCACGGCGGACACCCAGTTCTACGTGGACACCCCGCCGCCGAACGCGCGGTGGGTGGACCTGGCCACGTACCCGGCGGAGTTCCCGATACCGATCATCGTCGCGGGCGAGGTCATGACCGTGACCGAGATTGACGGCACCAGCACGCCGCAGCTGTTCACCGTGATCCGGGCGGTCAACGGCATCCAGAAAACCCACAACGCCGGCGAGCCGGTCAACGTGTACCAGCCGGCCGTGGTCGCGCTGTAGGGGAGGGGAAAGCTATGGGGCAGGCGCTAGTGCTCGCCGGGCAGACCATCACGCCGGCGGTCTTGAATCGCATTTACGGCACCGCTGACAGCATCGGCCACACCGTCAACAACACCAGCTACGCGCAGATATCGAGCAGCTACAGCATCCCGGCGGGTGACGCCGGCGACGACACCGCCTACCGCCTGAGCACCTGGGGTAACGGCACCTGGGGCACCGCCGAGGCCATCACGTTCACGTCGGCGCTGGCAGGCACCCAGATCGGCACCGCGCCGCAGATCGCCGGCGGCCAGTTCTCGAACGCCGCCGCGTTCGACTTCGAGCTCGAAACCAGCCTGGTCTGCGTGTCCAACGGCAGCAGCGGCACATGGGTGGCCAGGATCCGCGGCACCCTCACCGAGTCGGCGAACGCCATCACGATCGGCACCGCAGCCGACAACTCCGTCAGCTTCACCGGATGCACGCACGTCACCGTGACCCAGGACACCACCATCGCCGACGCGTTCGTGATCCAGGCCAAATGGGCGGGCACCACCGGCTCGCCCACATTGTCCTGTGTTGCCACGCTTTTCGAGAAAGTGAACTGATATGCACGGAACTGGCAGCACCCCGGGCAACCCGCCGCGGAACCTGGCCGTCTACATCATGGCCGCATCGTTCGTGCTGGCGATCTTCCTCAACGGCGCGTTCACCGTGTGGAGCGTGCAGCACAACCAGAACCAGGCCAGAGTGCAGGGCGCGATCATCGAGGCTAAAATCTGCTCTACGCTCGGCGGCCTGGCCACGCTCAGCCCGCCGGCCGGGAACCCGAAGACCAACCCGAGCCGGGGCTACCTACAGCACCAGCACGCGAAGCTGGATGAGCTAAGCGGGGACCTCGGGTGCCGACGCTAGGCAGGCGATTCGCGGGCGCCATCGTCATCTCGTCGGTGGTGCTGGCCTTCATCCTCAACGCGTTGTATACGACCTGGACTGTTCACGCTGAGTTCTCGAAGTCCTGCGCGCTGATCCAGGCGCAGGCCACCAGCACGTTCTACCCCCCGGAGTTCCGGCACGACTTCGCCGTACTCGCACGCCAGCGGGGGTGTTGATGAGTGGGGATCTTACGCCCGTTTACTACCTCACCGGCATTGGCGGGACGCTCGGCACGGGCCTATGGGCCATGCGCGCATACATGGCCAAGCAGCGGGATCGGTGGGTAGCGCAAGGCGGCAAGGAAACATCGCTGTCTGACAAGCTCGACGCTGCGACGAAGGCAGCAGGTGAGGCCACCGAGGCGATCAAGGAACTTAGCGGGCTGCTGCGCGAACTGAAAGTGCGGCTCGACGGGTACGAGGCGCGGCTGCGGCGCGTGGAGGACACGGTTCTCACGCCACGGTGGCGCGGCGACGGCGGGCCCTAGCCGTCCACCAGCGCCACGCCCACGCCACGCCGAGCACTAGCGCGTACGCGCCCCAGAACCATGCCTCAATGGCCCACAGGCCGAGCAGCCAGTACCGCAGGGTCCGGTGGCGGCGCGGCCACCACGGGCCGCGTGAGCGCCGGGGACGCAGGCGCCGGCCCCGGGAGGACCAGAGCACCGTGCGCAGCGGGCCGACCCCGGGGCCGAGCAGGTAGACCCTCATTCGTGCCGCCCGTTCGTCGCGGTGACCCGCGTGGCAAGGGCGGCGAGTTCGTCAGCGTTGCGGGCGGCCAGCGCCAGCGTGGCACCAGTCAGGTCCAGTGTCAGCTTCGTGATGGCTTCCCGCTGCGCGGTGATCGCGGCGTCCTGCTGCCTGATCTTGCCGGCCTGCCGGGCGGCCTCGGCGTCCTGCTCGGCGATGGTGGCGTCACGCTCGGCCAGAGCGGCGCGCAGCGTGCGGTTCGTCCGGTGCATCTTCATGGTGTCCTCCGTAGTGGTGGTGCTGTCAGGTGATCAGTGAGCGGCTATCCGCCGGCGTAGGTGGCGCCGGCCTGTAACGGCCGGGGACGCCGCCCGGACTCGGCGTAGTGCCCGACAACGGTGCGCGGCTTCCATACCGGGGTACGGCCGAACGTGTCGTCCGGCTCGGGGAACATCGGGCGCCCGTCCTGATAGGTGCGCTGGCGGCGGCGGTGGAGTGAGGCGGGCAGGATTTGCAGCCACGCCGCGATGTCCTCCGTGTCGTGCAGGGCATCCACGGCCGGCGCGTACCCGTCGAGCGATTCGCCGGCCTGGACGCTGGCGACCAGCGCGGCGAACGGCGGCAGCGTGATCATCGGTCACCCTTCCAGCAGGGCGAGCATGTCCAGCGTGCCCGCAGGATCGGCCTTCGGGGTCACGGCCAGTCCGCTCGGCGTGGACAGCGGCATCGCTGTCTGCTGCTGCTTCGGCTTCGGCGTGAACTGCTGCGGCTCCATCGTTGACCAGTTCATCGGTGCTCTCCATCTCGGTGGTGGCGGCCTCGGGGGCCTCGGTGGTGGTGGTGTCCTCGGCCTCGGCGGCTTCGTTCCGCTCGGCGGCTGCGCGGCAGGCGGCGCGCTCGGCGGCGTGCTCAGCTATGTACTGGGCGCGAACCGCATCTTCCCGCTTCGCGTCGGCGACCTGCTCGGCCCACTGGGTAGCGGTGAGCCGGCCGTTCAGGAAGAACCATTCCTTCATGTCGGCGCTGGCGTGGTAGTCGGCGAACTGCTCGCTGCCGGTCCACAGTGAGAACGCATCGGCCAGAGGCGAGTCGTGGCGAACCAGGTTCCCGCACAGTTCGGCCTCGGCCCGCATGTACTCGGCGTGTGCCCATGCGACCCATTCGTCGCGGATCGCGGCGCGGACCTCGCGGGCGTGAGCGGCGCGGCGCAACTTGCGGGCCATCGCGCGCGCTATCTTCGCCATCTGGGGGTCGTACTCGGCGACGATGCCGGCGTACTCGGTGAGTTCGCTGGCGCTTAGCTGGGCTAGCTGCTCTGTCGTCGTCACGTAGACAGTATGACACGGGGTCACGGTGGTGTCAATCTCAGATAGACACGCCGTGAGGCGAGTTTTCCGGGCCGGGCGTAGCGCTACACCCTGCCGGGCGTTACGGCACCGTAACGCTTGCTGACCTGCGGGAATGCCATTTGCCGTAACGCTGGCCTGCGCTGTTACGGCACCCGGGCCACAATCCGATGTCCGGTTTAGACGGAAATTCTCGAGCCGGGCGCGGACCGCCGCTGGTAGTCCGCCCAGTCCTTCACCTTCATCTTGACCACCAGCCGGTCACCCTTCCGGGTGAACAGGTCCACGGCAGGCCGGCCGACGATGCCCTCAATCCGCGCGCCGTCCCACCGGGACGTGAACTGCCCCTCCACGATGCCGCGCCATGCCTGCTCCAGCGTGAACGCCCCGATGGGCGGCACGACCTCCAGCCCGAGCTTCCCGGCCACGTCGGCCACATCGGCGTCCCGCAGCCACCAGCGGCCGACCATCACGTCAAACAGGATCAGCGCCTGGTCGGGGCGGTACATGCCGCCTGACTGGATCTTCGCACCGTAGCCTTCGCCGTAGACCGTCACGTCATCCGCATCCGGGAACGCGGCCTTCCAAGGGAGCGGATCCAGCACCGGGCCGAGATTGGCCACCAGCGTGGCAGGAACCTGCGCGTTGTCGGTCCGGCCGCCCACGGTGACCTCAGACCCGTTCCAGTGCAGCCTGATGTTGGTGCCGTCGATCTTCTCGGTCCAGGTCCAGTCCTTGCCGGACAGGTAGCGGAACTCAGGCAGCGTCCACTCGCCGGGGATGATGACGTTGCGCTCGTCCCGCTTGAATGCGGTCTGGATCTTCGTGTACTCAGGGCCGAACATGGGCGCAGCCTAATCCTTCCACGTTGAGGTTTGCTCAGTTGTTTTTGATCTTGGCCGTTGCCACCCTGCTGGATCGCCGTAACGCCGTAACACGGGCCGCGGCAGGTGGCCTAGCTGCGGGGCGCGGCTGCGCTTATGGGGGTCACGGTGGCGAGATGGCGCTGCCTCGGCGCGGCCGGCTCGGGCACGGGCGGCGTCAGGGTCTGGTCCGTGATCGCGGCCTGATACCACTGGCATCGTTCTTGCAGTTTGGCGATGACGCCATAGGCGTCGGCGAGATCAGCGTGCAAGGACATGATGAGCGCGTCGCGTTTGCTCCACGTCGGCAGCACGGGGGTCTGTGTAGCGTGTGACATAGCTCGGGGCCTTTCCAGTCAAAGGGTTCGGGCTAGGCCCCGGTTCGTGTCCAACCACGCGCCGGGGCCGTTCTGTTAGGTGGTGGCCGCCACGGGGGTGATGGCCGTCAGGTAGTCGCGGATCGCGGTTGCCTTCGCCTGGCCGATGCCGAGGCCGTCACGGAGACGCTTGACGCCGGGTACATCACCCCGGGCCAGATCGTCACCGAACATCTCGACGGCTTCCCGGGCACCCTCGGGCGGCTCGTGGTGCCCGTTCGAGTGCCCGGCGGGCGGGGGGGTACCCGGGGTATACCCGGCGGCCGGGTATAGGGGACCCGGGGGTATACCCGGCGCCGGGTAGGGGGTACCCGGCGCTATACCCGCATCGGTATCGGCATGGCTATCGGCATGCCTATCGGCGGGCGCCGGCTCGGGGTATACCCGGGCCTCGGGCAGGGGGGACTCGGGGTATACCCGGACGGCGGGTACAGGGGACCCGGCAGGTATACCCGGGGCGCGCAGCAGGTGCATGAGACTGGCGGCGAAGCCGAGCGTGACCACCGGCATGCAGGACACCGCCACCACGACCGGCCACGGCGCCGTGACGTGCCCGGATGCTGCCAGCAGGTGGTAGGACACCTGCCCGAGCATGCCGAGCACCAGCGCACCCAGGGCGCTACGGCGGGCGAACTTCGAGGCGCGGTCAGGTATACCCGGGCGCAGCCACGCGCCGAGTGCCGTGGCGCCGTATGCCTCCACGCCAATCGGCAGCGTGATCGCCGTGTTCAGCTGCAAACCGGGGGCTATACCCGGCAGCGGGTGCACTACCCCGAAGCCGCACATGGCGCCGAGTCCGACCCACCCGGACCAGACGGCCACGGCAGCCGGGGCGGCGACAAACCAGAGGGGCCAGCGGCGCATCGTGGTCACATCCTCGGGGGTATACCCGGGGTATACCCGTCACCGGGTATAGGGGATCCGGCAGGTATACCCGGGCGGTAGTCCAGGCCGAGTACGGCGGCGGTCGCGGCGGCGTAGTCGGCAACCGGGGCGCCGTACAGAATGTCCCACGGGTTATCGGTGGCGCGTGCCACTTCGAGCAGCACGGCGCGGGCCTCGGCGAGATCCAGCCGGTCTATGGGACCGAACACGGCTTGCCAGAACGTCGCCGGCGCCGTCGTCGCGGCGGTCATCAGTGCCACCCGGCCGGGGCGATGGGCGCCGACGACACGCCGGCTGCCCGGCACTGGTCGCACGGCCGGGCCGGGTAGAACTCACCGCCGGGGATCGGCTGCGGGTCCATGCACTTGCCGCCGCACTCGGCCTCTGGCCGGCGCGGGCCGGGCAGCCGCAGGGCGCGGTGCTGGCGGTCACCCTCGGCGCCGAACGTGTTGCGGGGGAACTCGCGGTCAATCAGGAACGCCAGGCCATCCTGATCCAGTGACATCAGGAACAGCCACGGGTTAGGCGACGTGCATGCCAGCGCGCACACCAGCAGGTCATAAGCGGTGGTCTCGTCCAGCTGCCGCACGAAGTCAATCCGGGCGGTGTGGGCTACGGACGCCAGCACGTCTCGGTAGTCCTGCTCATGCTGAGCAACTTCGGCGGCGGTGGGCCTGCCGTCATCGGGGTTTGGCTGTGTAGCGTTCGCCATAGGTCCGGTCCTTCCTAGCTGGGTTCCGGGCTCAGGGGCCGGCCGGCGGTGGGGTCGCCGAGCCGGCCCCGCCTTCGGGCCGGGAACGTTTTTAGGTCCAACGTCATACTCACATAGACGGGGCGTCGGGCGCAAGACAGCAGCCAAATCGGGCACTGAGTTACACTGATCTCGCGCACGTGCGTGGCTGCCTGCATGGGATGGCCGTCAGAGGATTTTCCTGCAACTGCACTGCACACTGCACTCGCGTCTGTGACCTGCGGAAACGCAAACCGCGGATCGGGCGGAATCTGCCCGCGATCGTGTGTTTCCGCTGGTGAGAGGCGCAAACTACAACCAGTGCAGTCCGAAGTTACAACTGCACTGCACCGGACTCCACCCGGGAAGGAAGCGCGATGCCACGGCAGGCGATGGCGGAACGGCAGGATCGGCGGCGGCGCGGCGTCGAGCACGCCGAGCATGACGGCGCTGCCTACGTCGCGGCGTTCGATTGGCTGCGCGCGGAACTCGCGGCGCTGGCCGGCCGCTGGCATGGCGCTGCCCACTACGCGACGGGGGCCAAGTCTGCTTTCCGCGAGGGGCACCGCAACGCGCTCGACAACGCCACGCGGTTCCTGATGGACCAGGCGCGGGTGGCCGATAGCGGCGTGCCGTTCACCGAGCGGGAGAAGTCGCGGCGGGATCGGCGGCTGCGCGAGGTCTATGCCGCACGGGGTGAACTCGACAAGCTGGTCGCGGCTTCCCGGTGGCTGCGTAACTCGCTGGCGCGGCTTGAGCGGGTCCGCACGACCGAGGCGGCGGTGCTGCGGGGTCACGTCCAGCTGGATGCCACGGCGGGGCTGGTGCGGCTGGCCGAGTGGTGCGCGGCGCTGCCGGCCAAGTATGAGATCCGCAGCCCGAGGAATCTTGAGCAGCAGGCGGCGCGGCAGGAACGGGAAGCTCGGGCTGCGCGGCGGGCGATGCGGGCGCGCTAGCACCCTCTGATCTACGTGTGCGGGCACGCGCGCGCGCGTTGCTTGTCCATTGGACAACGCCGGGGCCGGCCGGTGGACAACGGATTGGACAACGCCGTGGACAACGCCGGCGTTCTATACCTCGCGTGCGCGTGTGCGGGTGTACGGGCGCACACCGACGCCTGCCGCTGCATAGGACGGCTGAAACGGGGACCTCGGCGGCGCTGGCCGATCGGCGGGCGAGTAGGAGAACGAACGGCGCTGTTCTCCTACTCGGCGCAGGGGGGTCACGGTGAGGGCGTGGCGGGGCGCGCGGTGGCGGCTTCGAGTCGCTCGCGCAGCTGCCCGATTGTGTGGCCGGCCACGACCTGGATGGCGGTGGCCGACGGGCGCCGGATCTCATCCGCAAAACGTACCGAGGTACAAAATGCGGATGCCCCCACATCCCGGCAGCACTTCGATGTGTGGCAATTCCAGTCTGCGGAAAAGGATGCGGGGCGGCGGGGCGTAGGGCATGGCTCAGTGTCTCGCGGGGGGCCTGCGTTCCGGTTCTGTTCCGCCAGAGATAGTTAGGCGGTGTGAGTTTCCGTTAGGTTCCGGTAGTCGGGTTGGCAGGTCACACCGGGGTTCCCGGGACCCTTCGCAGGTGGGTGTTTTCCCTGTACGAGTTCAAGCACAACTCGTATTCGATCATGGTTACGTGCCGCTGACCTGCGACGACGCTAAACGATCTTTACTCTGTTCCGTCCCTGTTCCGTTTGAGCCTGAAAAACGGCCTCGATCGCGGCCCTGGTGGACTCGTCACGGTCGGGCCACAGGTGGCTGTAGGCGTCGAGCGTGGTTTTCGCGCTGGCGTGCCGCAGCCGGGCCTGGACGGTCTTCACGTCGGCGCCGCTGGCGATCAGCAGCGAAGCGAGGTAGTGCCGCAGATCGTGGAAGCGGAACGCCTCGGGCAGGCCAGCCTCGGCGCGGTGCGCCCGGATCGCGCGCGCGAGGGTCCACGGGCCAACCTGGCCGCCGTCCCCGGTGGTGAGCACCCATTGGCCGGGGAAGCGCTCGGCGTGGGATGACAGCGCCAGCATCATCGAGCCGGCGACGGGCAGCGCGGCGTGGCTGGCGTCAGTCTTGAGCTCTAGCGCGGGGTACTGCTGCCGGACGTAGATCGTGCGGCCGATGTAGTCGATATCCCCGGTGCGCAGACCGCACGCCTCGGCGATGCGAAGGCCGGCGAAGGCGCCGAGCAGGACAGCGGCGCGGATCCGCTCGGGCATCGCGTCGTGCAATGCCCACACCTGGGCGGTGGTCGCGAGGTAGGGACGCTGCGGGCCCTGCTTCGTGCTGGTGCGCCGGGAGCATGGCGAGCGGGCCAGCAGGCCGTCGTGGACGGCGTCGCCTAGCAC